ATGGGCACGGTGTCATCCACGTCCCCAACCACGGTGGGGGTGATGCCCTGCTCCAGGCACACGCGCGTGAAGCGGTCCCCTGCCGTCTCACCGCGCCAGGCGTAGGCCGCCGCACCACGCTCCGCCGGGTCATGGAAGCTGGTATAGAAGGCCACATAGGACAGTGAGGGAAGGCGGAGGCCATCATCCACGCCGATACTGTTGAGGATAACGCTGTTAGGTAGGCCCAGCGTGGTCCCTACGCCTACCGTCTGGGTGTTGGCGAACACTCCATCCCGGTAGGAGTCTGCCTTCACATCAGCCCCATCCTGGTATAGCCAGAAGCTGACGTGGTGGGAGGCCCCATCCCAGAGGGCAGTGTTCATGACGAAGTTGAGTTGGCCGGACCCCTCGCGTACGCCAACGGTGAAGATGACCCCAGCGGTAAGGCCATCCGGGGCTGACGTGTGGTAGCGGCCGGAAAACTCGACCTGCCACCCAGTGGCGGAGAAGCCATCGCTGGGGAAGTCCGCGCGGAGGTAGCCGCCCAACTCGGGGATGGTGGCGTCCACGCCCACGCCACACCACAAGGAGCCGTTAGCCCCGGCAACGCCCAGCTCCCCAGCGAATTCCACCGGGCCGTTGACCACCAGCGGGTAGGAGCCGGCGGCAATCGTGGTGTCTTTGGGGTCATCCAGGGGCCAGAGGAGGTGGGGAGGGTCGAAGTCATAGGCGCGGCGGAGGGCGGGGCGGAAGGCATCCTTGCCCCTGCCGATACGGCGGAGGACGCCACCCACCTCGGCCTTGGTCCAGGCATCCCCACCCACGTCCCGCTCTGGACGCCAGGCAGCCATCTCCCCCGTGAGGACCACTTCTCCGTCCACCACGTAACGGCTCTTGGTGTTCTGGCCGATCAGCCCACGCAGGTTGGAGACCAGGGACCGGGGGCTGTAGTCCCCTGAGCGGTTGTCGATTGTGGACGAACCGGAGGCCGGCTCAGTGTCATTGCCGATGTCGTTGGTACCGCGCATGACTACGCACCCGTCACGCTCATACACGGGTGCGTCATTCCACTGGCTGTTGTAATACAGCTCTAGGGCCATGCTGTGCTCAGCCACGGCTACCCGCCAACACCCGCACCGGGTCTCCACCGCGGAGGCCCACCGCCCGCCGGACGCTGTCCAGGATGAAATCATCCATGGCGCTCCCACTGCTGTTCAGGGTAACCACTCCTCCGCTATCGCTGTTCGGTCCCGCTGTGACCCTCTCCCCCGCCTTCAGCACGCCCAGCACCTCAGATCCCAGGGCACCGGAGACAATGCCGCCCGTGTGCCAGTAGGGGAGCCGGGGGGCGGAGAAGGAGTTGCCGCCGATGCCGGGCACCCACCCAGGCACGCTCCAGTGGAGTTGCCCAACGGTGTTGTTCCACGCCCTGGCCACCGCGTTAAAGGCGTTCTTGAAGGGGCTCACGATGAAGTTGTAGACAGAGCTGAAGGCGTTGCCCAGCATGCCGGGGATGCCCTTGATCCACCCCCACCAGGATTCACCAGTCCGGCGAATCCAGCCCCAGGCATCGGCGAACGCCTGGCCCACGGCCTTGATGCCGTTCCAGTTGTCCACAAAGAATTTCTTGATACCGGGCCACAGGGTTTCTGTGATCCAGCCCCAGAAGTCCTGGGCCGTGCTCTTAATCCAGCCCCAGGCGGCATTCCAGATGTCCTGGAACCAGGTGGTCTGAGTGGCGATGAGGACGATAACGGCAATGAGGGCCACAATGCCAATGACAATCCAGGTGACGGGGGAAGCCCAGAGGGAGGCGTTCCACAACCACTGGGCGGCGGTCACCAAGCCAATGATGCCCACCACGGCGGTGATGATGGGGGCCACCATCTCCAAGTAGCCGGCCCACTCCTTGAGCTGCCCAGGGTTCGCCTCACTCTGTGCGTCCTTCAGGTCCAAGAGGGAGTCCTTGCCGTCACGGGTCGCCTGACTGGCGTCCCGCATGGCCTGGCTGCCGTCCTCCAGGTACTGGTTGGCGTCCTGCTGGGCCTGCTTCTGGTCCAAGGTGGCCTGGGCTAGGTCCGCGTTGGCCTGCTCCAGGTCAATTGATGCCTGGCGAGCCTCAGCGCTGTCCTTGCCGTGTTCCTTTACCGCCTTGTTGTATTCCTCCTGTGCCACGGTGGCGTCTAGCTGGGCCTGCTGGATATCGATGGCCGCTTGCTTGCCATCTACGGCGGCCTGCTCTCCGTCCAAATAGGACTGGGCAAGATCTAGGTTGGCCTGCTTCAGGTCTCCCGCGGCCTGGGCTCCGTCTAGGCGGGCCTGCTCCACGTCTGCCTCAAGACGTGCCATCCGCTGGGCCTTATTGGCGGCCATGTTCTGGATGTCAGAGAGGGCGGTCAGGCTGTCCCCGATTGCGCCAATCGCGTCTGTGGCCCCAGAAACGGCGGAGCCCAGATGCCCCATGCGCTCAGTCAGCCCACCGGATGAGCCCCCGGTGTCCTCCAGGGCGTTGGCCGTTTCGGAGGCGGAGTCCTGGATATCGTCCAGGGCGGCGGTGGCCTGGTTACTGGCCTGCCGAATGGACCCGGCATCACCAGCGATAGTGAGTGTGGTGGTGTTCGCCATTAGTCCATGTCCAATCCGACTTCAGAGACCAGGTTAGCCAGGGCCGTGGAGAGCGCCGTTTCAAAGGAGCCACGCTCACGGCGGAGAGTGGGGTAGATGTACCGGCCTTCCCGATAGAAGGGCCGTACGGTCTTCTTCAGCTTCCCCGTCCTACCACCGAAGTCCAGCCAGGGATAATAAGGGGCACGGGGGCCACCGAACCGGATACGGACCTCAGTGCGGGTGGAGGCGGTCTTCACGGAGCCCCGAGCCTTCCCCTTTCGCGTGGGGACCTGGGCTTGGATCTTCCTGACCAGGGTATCCGCGGAGGCGTTGAGCGCCACGCGGAGAGCCTTAGGGGCCTCGCTATCGAGCCGGCGGAGGGAACGGTTCAGCTCCGTCAACCCCTCCACGCTCACCCGCACAAGGCCCGCCACTACCGCCCACCCTTCGCGCTCTTGGCCGCCAGTTCCTCCCGCTGAGCCTTCCGTCCGTAGTAGACAGACCAGCTCACAAACTCCAGGTTGCTCATGCGTTCCCGCATCTCCTGGACCGTCATGCCCCCCAGCTTCGAGCACAGGAAGTGCTCAAACTCCAGCGTCGGGTCCGCCTCCATCGCCAGATACAGGGCTTTTGGCGGCACCCTTCCCGATGCCGGAGAGCTTGTTGATGGTGAGCTGAACCGTGTTGATCTCACCGAACGGGGAGCCGGCCTGCCACAGCTCCGCCTCCGCCTGAGTCAGCTCCGGGTCAACCATGGCCTTGGACAGGAGGAAGGCTTCCTGGGCCGCCGGCCCCTTCCGCTCCGCCAGTTGCTGGCCCACGTGCATCTCCGCGCGGCTGAGCCCCCGCACCACCACGAAGTCCTCAGGCCCACCCCCCGGGATGGGCACCTCCTCCACGCCGATGCGGTTTGCCGTGAGCTTCTCTTTACTGATTGCCATGGTGTCCCCCTAGGACGTGTCGGCTTAGCGGAGTGGGGTCATGCGGTAGGTGACGGTGGTCCCCGAAGTGCTGGTGATGGAGACCAGCTTCGTTGTGGGGTCTGCCTGCTGGGGCAGAATCTTGAAGCTCTTGGCCGCCCCGTTGGCAATGGTGGTGGAGATGGCCGCCGCCGCCCCACCGGAGCGGGTGGTGGTGGCATCGGAGATGGTCACCGTGATGGTTCCCCCGGAGCCGTTCAGGATCTCCAGGTTCACGCCGTGGGCACCCAGCACGGTGCGGGAGATGGTGTCCGCCACCGAAATGGACCCGGTGGCCACGGTGGTACCGCCACGGGCAGGGGTGTGGGTGAGTGCGAGGGCAGACATGATCCCGTCTCCTTACGCCTGGGGGGTGGAGTCGACAGCGTCTGAGAGCTGGAGGTCCGCGGACCAGGTGACCATGTCTGCCACCGGGCTGGACTCCGTGTAGCCCTTGACCACCACGTCCACCTTGTCCTGAGGCTTGCCGGAGCCGGCCCCCTCCGGCTGACGGATCAGCTCCACCGTCTGACCCACGAGGGCCTGGATGATGGCCTTGGGGCCGGCGGCTCCGGAATCGTAGATGCCGCTCATCTTCGCCGTGCCGTCCGTGAGCCCACCCTGGTACACGTGGGCGGTCTTGCCGTACGTGGTCACATCGTGGGTGTCAGCCGTCACCCCCAGTTCACTGGCGTTGGTGCTGCTGGAAAGGTTGTCCCCATCCAGGCTGATGAAGGTGTCCTTACCGTGAATGAACATCAGGCCGCTCCTCTTCCTGCAATGTCTACTGCGAACACAGCGCCGAGATACTCGACGCCTCCGATTACCACCACGTCAAACTCAATCCCGGACACCCGCACGGAGTCACAGGAGTCATAGGACCCCTGGCCCCCGTCCAGAAGCGCTTTGACGCTCTCTGGGCCTGAGCCGTTCACGTACTTGGTAAGGAGGTCCCGAGACTGGCGCTCATGCGGCCGGCCAACCACCACCACAACCTCACCGGTCATGCGGTCCATACCCCTGCCGTACGTGGCGTCAAAGGTGTAGTCCTCCGGGTAAGTGACGATGGCCGCCGGAGCCTTCACGCTGGCCGGCGGGTAAGCGTAGGTCCGGCCCGCCAAACTGGGGGCCAGCCTGAGCTTCCGGGCCATCTCATCCATGATGTCTCCCAGGACCATGACCCTGTCCCCCTCCTCATCTCCGCCGGCCAGCGTTACGGCCGTGCTGTATCGAGTGGCCGGCGGAAGCTCCCGCCTCTTGAATCCGGCAAGCGCTCCAGCCACCGCCGTGCGGACAGCCACCGGCAGAGACTGCATGATGCCGCCGTTGGCCATGGCCCCAGCTATGGCCGTGCGGACAGCCACCGGGAGGGGTCCACGCTTCTGGCCCGCGGTGGCCACGGTTGCCGCCGTGCGCACTGCCGCGGGGAGGGCTCGGGTCTTCTTGCCAGGGACCGCCGGCACGGCCACTGTGCGGGCCGCTACGGGGAGAGCGCGCGTTTTCCTGCCCAGGGCAGCAACCGCCACGGCCAGACGCGTAGCGGCCGGTAGGGCACGCGTCTTCTTGCCGGTGGGCGTGAGGGCCGCCGTGGTCCGCGTAGCCACCGGAAGCGTACGGACCTTGCGGCCGGAGGGGGACAGGGCGGGAGCAGTCCGCGTAGCCACCGGGAACGCGCGGACCTTGCGGCCTGCCAGCGTCTGGGCGGGCGCGGTGCGCGTAGCCACCGGGAGGGCGGCGGAGAATCCGCTGGAGAAGAAGCCAGAGGGGTCCGCGGTTTGGGTGGGGGTGCCGGTCAGGGTGCCAGTGGCCCCGGTGCTGTCCACGTAGGTGGCACCTTCGAAGGAAGCCCAGTAGGTGGGGCTCCCCGCGATGATGCCGGCCTTTGTCTTGGCGAGGCCCGCGAGGGTGGCACCGGAAACCAGGGAGGCCCAGGCAGCGAAGAAGGCTAGCTCAATGTCACTGGCGTAGTCCGCACCCGTGTTGCCCCACCGGCCGAAAGCAATTCCCCAGGTTGCGTCAACCGCCGTGCCGTCCACGAGGGTGAGCCCGGAGTCAATGTCCCCACCATCGGTGGCGAAGCTGGCACCGGTGAACGCACGCCCAAAGGGGTGGACGGAGCCGCCGCTGTCCTTTCGGCCTGTATCGATCCGCCATGCACCGGTGGCCACCGTGCCAACGTTCCTGGGGGTGGTGCCAGTCCCGTAGTTGGCGTGAAGGCCGCCGGAGGTGTCGTACTCCATCCACCAGCCGTGGGCGCCAGATGACCTGGAGTACACGGCTGCCTGATAGGCGGACGTGTTGACCTTCGCCACGACTAGGAGTGTGAGCGGCCCTCCGTCCACCTGCATGGCCGCGGGAACGGGGAAGGTGATGGCCTGGCCGCTCTGAAACCGGCGGGCCACCGGCTCAGCCAGTCGGGCGGCAGAAGTCTGCCACGGTGGCCGTGATGCTCGTGCCGTCCGGCGTGGCAGCGAAGTCATGCT